TCTAGTGATATGCCAGCGTGCAATCCCCTAGCATTCTAGTGATATGCCAGCGTGCAATCCATAGCATAATAGCTTCTTTTTTCACAAGATTTCTTGTGCCGTTTACCCGGACAGAAGGCTCTTGTCGCATTCATAATCGAGCGGTATTGTATACATTGTCAGTCCAGCCATGACCCTCCTCCTATTACAGACTCTCCTCCCTCCCCGGAGTCTGAACACCACTCTAACTGCTCATGGGCTGACACACTCCAAATAGCGCCCCGGTCAATAGATCGGGGCGCACTCTTGGTTTAAGGGTATATAGGGTGTTGGGGCTCGGGTTTAAATGCGAGACGCGGAGCGATCCTAGGATTCAGCCATCTTCTGCTTATAGTCAATAATCTTTTGCAGGTAGACATCATCAGCGCTGCCCAGAATCTGGGTTGCCAAAATTGCAGCGTTTCTTGCTCCGTTGATTGCTACACAGGCAACCGGCACACCTCTGGGCATCTGTACCATGGAGAGCAGAGAGTCTAACCCGCCTAAGTCGCTGGTTTTCATGGGCACAGCTATCACCGGCAGCGGAGTGAAAGCGGCGCAGACTCCTGCCAGATGAGCGGCTTTTCCAGCGGCTGCAATAATCACTTTTATCCCGCGCTGATATGCACCACCTGCAAAGGCATGCACTTTGTCAGGACTGCGATGCGCACTGGCAATCACCAACTCATATGGAACCTCGAACTCATCAAGCTGGTCACAGGTTTCCTGCATGACTTCCAAGTCAGACTGTGAGCCGATAACTATGCCTACCAGAGGTACAGCCGAATCAAGTGTATTTGCGTTTTCTATAGAATCAACCATGGTTCGTAACCTCCTTCAAGTTACAACAACGTGGTTTTATCCACATTTTTTGTCTACATCATTCTACTTCTTTGTTATACTCTTGAGTCATTAACTGTTCAGGGCGAGGTGTAATCCCTCACCGGCGGTGAAGGGCGGCAAAAGCGCTAGCCACGAGTCCGCGAGCCATTTTGGCAGATTCGGTTGAAATCCGAAACCGACGGTAATAGTCCGGAGGAGAGAACAGGGTCTTAATTGACGCTACTCGCCTACGCCCGTAGGCCTTTTTTATGAGGAGATGTAATGCAGACTGAGAAGAAAACCGAGGCGCAGCCGAAGTGGACCGCACGACAGTTGGCGACGATGGCGTTGTTTATCGCGCTGGGAGCTATACTGGCATTTGTGGCGATTCCTATTTTTCCGCCGGCGGCGGCGTTTGGCATCACCTATGATCCGGCAAACATTCCAGCGATCGTCGGCGGACTGGCTTTTGGCCCAGCGGCGGGACTGACCATCGGTGTCTTGAGCGCGGTGGTACGCGGCATTCTTGGCAGCGACATTGTCGGAGCGATCATGAATATCGTCGCGGTCATAGGCTTTGTTTTGCCCTGCGCAACTATCTACAACAAGAATAGAACCACCACACAGCTGGTTATTGGCTTGGTGGTTGGCTGCCTGGTGTCGGTTGCGCTGATTATTCCTGCGAATCTGGTTGTCTGGCCGTACTTTTTCAAGATTCCGTTTGATGTAACGGTGACCTTTGTGGTTCCTTTGATGCTTCCGTTTAACCTGCTGAAGGCGGGGCTGAACGGCGTACTTAGCATGGTGTTATACAAGAGCCTGAAAAGCCTGCTTGAGGGCTAGGCGGTTGCGCGCGCGGCGCGGGCTCTGCTGCCACGGGCGCGGGCGGGCGTGGGCGCGGCGGCGCGGGCGCGGGCGCGGGCGCGGGCGGCGTGGCGGTGGCAAGCCGGATGGCGCTACAGCGCTCACAGGTAACACTTCACTGACATTAATCAGGAGGCAACATGACAACACCACATGAGCGAATCGTTCAATACCTGACACAGGTGCCCGCCTGGTACCTGGCTACATGCGCTGACGACCAGCCGCATGTGCGCCCCTTCAGCTTCGCAGCCTTTGAGGACGGTCGCATCTGGTTCAGCACATCCAACGACAAGGACGTCTACTTTGAGCTGTCCGCCAACCCGAAATTCGAGCTGTCGGCCTGGAATCCTGGCAATCCCTGGATCGTGGTCTCAGGCCAAGCGGTCTTCGACGAGCCATCCGCTGAGTTGCGGCAGGCAGGCTTCGAGCACATGCTCGGACTGGGTGAGGCTCACGACTCCGCCAACGACGGCCGCTTGGTCTTCTTCTACATAAGCACCGGTTACGCCCGTATCTGTGACATCACCGGCGAAGAGGAAAGCTTCGACCTCTGACGATTACGTTGTTCTTTGCAGCATCAGTAAGAGCACTATGTGGATAAGACCTCGTAGCGCGAAATCACGACTTTTATTTCTGTCGAAGCAATAACAGGAATCTTGTCTCACCTCGGGTGGCGTAAGCCTTGCGAACCTCACACCGCCCGCACCTGCTGCTCTCACCAAGCGGTTTTCACCGCAGCTTCGCAGCTAAACATCCGTTGTGGTACACTGCCAATTCGCGGAGAAGTCGCCTAGCTTGGCCGAGGGCGCACGATTGGAAATCGTGTAGGCGTTGATAGCGTCTCGAGGGTTCGAATCCCTCCTTCTCCGCCAGGTGTTTTTGCTGGTAGATTGTGTTTTCGCAGGTCAAAATGCCTTTTTAACCTTTCTATATTGTCTATATTATCGGTAGTAATGGCACATTTGGGCACATTATTTGCGACGATGGCACAAAATGGCACACGAAAACACCGTGATGTCGACGTATAAAGCATTCAGTCTTTTGCATACAGTAATACAAAGCGATCTGCTGCCTACTTGGTCTCTTTCCCGACTTCATCATAGATAGCAAACGGGTTCTTCAGATCCCTGGCTGTCCTGGCGTTGTCTAATACCTCATATGAACCGATCACATCGGCTGACCATGCGTCTTTCACTGGTGCTGTCTTCGGTAGCAGGCGATAGAGTTTCTTGGCATCTGGTTTCGTAGGTGGAGCTATCGGAGGAGCAGCTGGATAAGCGGACTTCGTGAACAGGGACTGCCATGTGATCTGCCCGATCACCCCGTCTGCCTCAAGCCCCATCATGCGCTGATAGGTCTTGACCAAAGAGTCAGTGGTAGCTCCGAAGAAACCGTCGACGACAATCGGTTCGAACTTGCTTATCAAGTGTTGTGCAGCTCTGACTGCAAAGCTGTTAGAGCCTTGTTTGACTGTAGTGAGTAAGGCTGAGAGCGTTATCGCTCCTGCAACTCCATCTACAACCAAGCCTCTGCCTCTCTGGAAAGCTCTCACAGCTTTGTCAGTGACCAAGCCGAAGTCACCGTCGATAAGTAGTGCAGAATTGCCATTCTGGTGGTTCAGGAGGCACTGTAGAGCCTTCACGTGTACCCCAGCACTACCAATCAAGAGTGTCGGATATGTGTCGCTTGCAGGTGGTGGTGGAGCGACCACTGTGCCGCCTTTCAAAGCCGCCTTGAATGCGCTCCATCTTTTGGAATCGTTCACGTGGGGTGCTGGACACATCTTGCGCGTCGCATCGTAGTGCCTGATGACATTGGCTTCAGGGATGTTGTACTTCGCCATCAGATGCTTTACCAGCTCGATTGTGTTAGCCTCGGTCTTCGCTGATACATCCAGCTTGCCACTGTCTGAGAAGCAGCACATCTCGATGCCGATGCTGTTTGTGTTACGAGCATCAGAATAATAGTAAGTCGCACCAGCGTGCCAGCTGATGTCCCCGTCAAGTACCACCTGCCAGATGGAGCCGTCATCGACGAAGTAATGGGCAGATGCACCTCGGTAGGTATTCTCAAAATAGATCGCATTGTTCAAAGCCGAAGATACTGCCCCGACGTAATGGATTACGATGAATCTGATCTGCCTGTTGCTACCGCTACTGAAGTTGGTCTTCGTCAGTCGCTGCTGTACTTGAAGCATCATCTACCCCCTCCACGCATTCGCCGAAGCCCATCAGATCTGGGTCAATCGGGTTTTCAATGATCTTGCTCATGGGTCTCCTCTTTCAATCGGTTCCCTCAGTGCTTTTGCTTTCGCTCTCATCGAACTTATTGGCGTTATAGTTGGCTGTAGAGATACCCAACAGCGCTCCCAAGAGTGTCTGGGCAATGATGCAGGTCTCAGCGATCTCTATGCCATGTGGCAGACCCCACACCTTCGATAGCGCAAGGTATGCGGTTCCACAGGCAGGGATCGCTAGAATCGCCAGCCATTTGAGGATGTTATAAAGTGTGTTGGATAAGGTCGGTCGGGCTTTCATTTCGTCTCCTTCTTTTTGTAACTACCGTTGATGCTGACCTCCATGCGCTCAAGCTCAAGCTGTAGACGATGGTTCTCAGCTTTCAGCTCGAGGATCTCTCCGCGCAACTCAGCGTTCTTCTCTTCATAGGCTGCAAGCCTGGTTTCCAGGCTTGTCATCCTGTTACTCATCCGCTCGTCTACCTCAAGCAGACTTTTGATGCTCATATTCTCGGTTTCTGCTCTAGTCTTGCTCCGGTTCGCAAGAGCGTTCACCACAGCAACAAACCCGCCACCGGCAAGCAGTGACACCAGATGCGGCAACATCTCATTCATGTTTTCCCCTCTCTGCGATTTTTTGCAGCCGGACGATGGTTGCGATTCGCAGTAGCACGATCCACTCGATCAACAGGTGCATGACTGTGGTGTTCATGAACACGAACAGCGCGTCGTCATAGATGATGAGTTCGCGGGTTACTTTGGCTACATACATGAAGACTGTCGACACAGCCAGAACAACAAGCAGTCTCTCAGCCTGTACGTACTTACCGGTCAGGTTGTATCTGAGCAGAAGCGTATAGAGCAAGAAGTTTATAATGGCAAATATACTGACCGCGAGGTCAAGTATATTGCAGCCTAGAATGCGAACAACCAGCTGCGCATGAGCAATAATCATCAGAACGTAGAACACCCTGATGAAGCGGTTTATTATGTGCTCCATGCCATATATGCCGTTAAACATATGAGCCCCTTTCTATAGTTTCCTCCAGCCAGCCAGATATGCTTCCGGTGACCAAACGTTGTTGTCGATAAGCGATTCGTACACCTCTCCCTTGTAATTGACCTTATCGCCTTTCATGTACGGATTGTGCGATTGTGGCTGCTCCCAGTCAGGTATCACACCTGCATCAGGCAGCAGCAAGTAGAGCGATGCCAGTGCTGGAGGCAACCAGTCCGCTTGTGTGACGTGGTTGTGCAACACCTTGTACCGCTTGCCGTCAAAAGTGATGATTGCGTCCCGAAATAGCGACATGCCGACCTGCCACTGCTCACCCTCGGCTGGTGGATTCTCGATAGCGTCTTTGATTTTCTCCATCAGCTCTTCTTGCGCGAGAAGGTCGCCGTCATACAAAGGTAGCTCGTCAATGGACACCTCCTCTATCTTGCTGGCAGCTTCATCAAGCGTGACGTACTCTCCAATGACAAAGCCAAAGGTATAAAACTCGGCGTCCATCATCTTTAGGCATTTACCATGATCAGATTCAAGCGTTCGTGCTGCCTGTGTGCCTGGTGCTGCATTTGGTGCCTTAATTCTCATTTGTGTACCCCCTAAGCTGTTCTGCGCCACATATATACCGTTGTATAAGGCATCCTGTTTTCGTGAGATCCACCCCCGCCAGTATTGCCTGTATTGCTCCATGCGTTAGTCGGATTATTTGTGTCGACACGGAAATAGCTATTACCTAAACCACCGGCGCCCCAGCCACCAAGTACCCCGTGGCTATGTGACGGTATCTGCGCTGCTGATAGTGTTACCGCATCTGCCCCGCCTGTCGCACTAACCGTCGGATAGTTTGTAGTACCGTTGGTTCCAACTCCGACCAGAACACGTCCGGGTGCATGAGCAGTCCATGTTGTGCCAGGCCATAAGGTATTAGGATTAGCCGAGTTAATTGACGTATAGATGCTGCCAACGGGGAATGGACAAGCTGGTAGTGGGTTGGCGATATTCGCTCCATTCGACCAGATGCTACCAGCAGGAGCGTTCAGTGGCGGTACGCAGTTGATACCGATTGCCTTCTGGTTGCTGGCGATGTAGAGCACCGGTACTCCAGTGTCGACAATCAAGCCATCAAGCACCGACACACTCAGGCGGTCAGCGACCTCGATCTCGATCTCGAAAGACTTTGATATATCCAGATTGACTACAGCATTGCTACAGATATAGGTGCTTTCATTCTGGTCAAGTGTCACAGACAGTGATGCCCATCCTCCATATGAGCCGTTGAACTCCCGATAGCGATAGCGTGCAGTTACGAGATTGTTCTTCGATGTACCGGAAACCACCAGAGGGTTGTACTCACCATTTACCTTTATCGTTGTCTGTGCCTCGAAGTTGTTCAATCGCTCAGCGGTTGCATTGATGGTAGGTGGGGCATAATCGAGCACCATGACATCAGTGAAATGCTCTGCTGAGTTCCCCCTACTGTCAAACGCTCTTACGCTGAATCGCTTCTGACCGGCATTGAGGATAGTCCCCAGGTTCATCTGCACGTCAGCTGAGGCAGAGTAATTGACGTTTGCGGTTCTACTGTCCAGTGTTGCTGCGTACCTGACGGGTGTCGCACTTTTCAGTGTGGTCATCCGGTCTGCGGCAGCCACGGTAGCTCTCACTGAAGACCGATTCTTCACGATTACCTGGTCGCTCCCAGTCACTGCTACAACAGTCGCATTCGTATCCACATACGAGAAGCCTCCAAATGTTGGACTGGCATTCACGATGGTTACAATTGCTGTCTTGGTATTGGTGTAGTCGACTCCGCCTATATTGGTACGCAGTCGGTACTCGACCGTTAAGCTATTCGAATTGGCTGTCAGAGACTGAATCAACAGCCGCTCTGTAGGCGTGAGAGAGAAACTGTAGCTGATGACACCCTGTGAGTTTCCTCCGGTCTTCGAGACATTGCGATATGCTGCGACTGCCGTGCTACCGGCATAGATCGCCGCTTGCAGGCTGGTCACAGCGCTCCCTGCGGGGTTCTTATACCCGATGCTGGGCGTACCCTCATCCGTGAAACCTGATGCTGTCTCAAGCGTTGCAGCTCGTGGTATCTGCGGCAGCGCCCATGTGCCACTGCCCCAGGTGTTCACAGCCACGTCATAGAGACCCGCCTCGGCGTTGGCAGAAAACGACTTGCTACCGTCTGCGTTATGTGGGATGGTCAGAGTGCCCGATGTGATAACTGTACCGCCTCTGAGCTGGATGCGGTCTGCAGAATCATATCTGATCCCCCCATTTGCCCAGAGCTTGAAGTTGCCAGCCATCACATAATATGCCGGCGAGTCACCGCTGCCGACAAGCTGATAGTTGATCGTAGATGTATTATTCGCAATCGATTGACTGACAAGCGACCAGGAAAACGTCATAGAGCGGTTATAGACAGTATGTGCGTTTGTGACGAACTGCCCAGATGTCGCCATGCTCACCTCCTATGCGGGTACGATCGCCCAACCAGGTGTCTGCCCAGTTGTGATCGGAACGATCTTCAAAGGCTCCATGCGAAGCTCATGTGTCACATGCAGCCTTACTGTCTCTGTTGTGTCTTTATTGAGGGAGAAGACCTTGGTCAGTGCACCATTGACCATCGCGTATCCAGCGAACTCCAACGGGGACATGACAGTGTAGTCACCGATATAGGTGGAGCTCCTGACTAAGACACCATTCTGGGAGATATTCACCTGGGTGTTCATCAGCTCGCCATTGGCTTGCTGCCACTGAGCTGCGAAACTCCCATGGACGAACATGGCATCGGTCACCGAGAACGTACTGTCTGATGATCCGTAGAATTCGATATCGTAGTAGCTGAGGCTCGGCGTCAGTGTGCCTATCGAATACGTAGCCCAAAAAGGTGACTCGCCGTTCTGGAAGTCGATACGGTGTGTCTCATCGGTATTGCTGAGCTGGATGTAGGCAGTCCCTGCAGCGTTCTTCCTGACCCTGCACGAGAAGAAATATTCACTGCCTGGTAGCACCGGAACACGTTGCTTCACTGCAAGGTCGGCAAGAGTGAATATATTGCCGGACACACCTCCTGCGTTTAAGGTCTCATTACTCGCCCTAATATCGATTGAGCCGGCACCGGAGGTCTCCCACTGCATCGGCAGCCTGTCGTTATCGACTGCGAACATAACCGAATTAAGCAGGAGGTTTGCGCCACCTGCGGTCTGTACCGCACTGGTGATGTTAGCGATATCCTGTCTGATGAAGGTGAATGACTCATTGATCAATCCACCTTCTGAGTACATATCAGATACCAGTGCCCTGATCTCGTTTGCCTGTTTGTCGACCTGCAGCTCAGCGCTCTTGATGCGCCTGCCTATCGTGGTCGCATACTGGTACTGGGTCTGGGTCTTTGTTGGCTCACTGCACGCCAGGCGCTCCTTGATGCCACCGTCAACGGTCAAGGCGAACTCGAACACAACGCAGCTGTAGGTCAGCCCACTTCCGATCTGTACCGTTACCCTGTCGCCTATCTCATACCAGCCTAATCCTTCTGTCGCAGCATCGAACGGGAAATACCTGATACCGCGTAAGGAGTCGAAGATCGCTGTCATGGCATTGTCGCGATCCTTGTCAATGATCTGGTTATTCTCGATCTTGAACTCGGTCAGACCATACTGGTCGATGGAGATATCATCTCTCATGTAGATATCATCGTTTTGAGGGGTGCGTGACAGCACTACGCTGTTGATCTCCCCGTATTCAGGCATCAGATCAAGAGATTTCAGGTTGGAGTATGTAAGTGTCTCACTGGTATTGGTTATGTACTTGAAATACAGTCGGTCATCGCTACCGATGACGCATATCGAAGCTGTAACCTTGGCGATCTCGACGAAGATATCACGATAGGTAATGCCATCGATGTTCTCGTACAGCTCTTCATTGATGAGCCAGTCATCATGCACGAATGCTGTATTCGCCAGCTCAAGTCCGCATGCTGCGGCAAGGATCTGAGTGTATTCCAAAAGACTTGTCGGATACTCGATCGCTGGAGCTGTGTAGGGCACCATGGCTTTGATCATCAGGTCGTAGCCTTTGGCAGTGATGGTGTCGCTGCCCTTCTTCTCGCTGATCTCGGTTATCAGGAAACTGCCATAGTCAGCGTACTCATAGCCGGAAGCAGTCATGACACCGATCTGCACTTCGACGGTCTTTCCCAGCAGGTCATGCCCGTTGATATACCTCATCTCAAGGGCTCGCATGGTTGTCTGACCGATGCCGCCTTCACCCATTATCCTCACGCTGTTCAAGTCGTCAGCACCTGTGATGGTGATACCTAGCTCGGGTATGGTCGCCTTCGCGGCGAGCTCTTTTACCGATTGCTTCATAGCGGTTTTGAAAGCAGGTGAGACAGAAGGCATCTAGTACACCCGCTTCCTGATCGGCACCAGGTTCACTTTGACCTGCTCGTATAACCCTCTAGGTTTTGAGAAGAGTGACGCGTCATAGTCAGATGCGTAGTACTCCGCGGTGTAGGTCGTCTGCGTCCTGGCATCGAAGAAGGTCACATTGAATACAGCTGTATCCAAAAGCTGCGTAAGCGCTGCAACTTCTGTCTGCGACATCATCCTGAACACCAGCTTGAGCTTTAAGAAGATGCCGATCAGAGAGGCTCTGACCTCGCCTTCCATGTTACGATCCGCGTCCTTCCAGAGCTTCGAGCGTTGGACGGTGTACTCGACCAAACCTGGTACGGTCTGGTTATTGATCTTCAGCAGGTCACCTGAATAAGCCATCAGCCAAACACCTCCCCACCTCGTCTGAATTGCGATTCATTGATACCGTCGATGACCCTCTCGATAATGGTGTCTTCGCCGATGTTCACTGTGACATGGATCGGCTGTCCATCATCGTTTTCGATCGCTAATCCGATACGCTCTGCCAGTCTGTCCATCCAACCGGTATTGTTCTCGAGCGGTAACACAGCCTCTCGGCCTGCTTCGCCGACTATTGCCAAGGTCGCTCGGTCGACAATGCCTCCTTCGGCTAACCTTGGTATTCGGGGGATAGAGACGGACAGTGTCGGGATATTTACCCCTGGGATCACGTTCACAGCTTTGATCGCCGCGTTCAGCGGGGTCAGAAAGCCATTGATCAAGGTCTCGACAGCGCCAATCAAAAAGTTCACCATCGAAATTCCAGCATTCACGATACCTTTGAAGATGTTGCCGATGTGCTCGCCGATTTTCGAGAAGGTCTCTTTGATTGCAGTCCACAAGCTGCCCGCGAACTCCTTGACCTTTTCCCAGTTCTGGTAGAGCAGGACACCGATCGCGATCAGTGCGGTGATAGCCAGTATCGCCAAACCGATCGGTGAGGTGATGAAGGCGATTACAGCACTGAATGCACCCATGACAGTAGTCGCAACACCTGTTACCAAGGCGAGCGTAGTCTGGACGACAATCACAACTGCGATGATCACAGCAAGAGCTCCCAGTGCGAAGCCGAGAGCTTCAAGCACTGCGTTCAGCTTATCGTTCTCACGCACCCAGCTGGCGGCTTTTTCCAGCCAGTCCTTAACTGGGGATAAGAACTCGTCCAGTTTCTCTGAGTTGTCTTTAACCCACTTCGCAACCTCTTTAAAGGCCTCAGCGACTGCCAGGGCTCCCTTGGATACACCTCGTAGCACCGGCTCTAGTATCGCTCCTAGAAAGCCCCCCAAAGGCGCGAAGATATTCGTCCATAGTGGCTCAAGAACGTCCGCCAGCATCTGGAAGAAAACTGTACAGCTCTCTACGGAGGCGGAGATGGTATCGAGTACGGGAGGTATCACATTATTCGTGAACCATACCCCGATCGGTGCCAGTATGTTCTCCAGCAGCCATATTCCAAACCCACCAAGAGTGGTCATCATCTCGCCGATCGATTTGCCGAAACCGACGAAGCTCGTTGTCAGCCTCTCTGTGTCGATGCCACTGAATAATCCCTGCAGGTAGTTGATGATCTTGTCAGCCTTAGATGTTATGCCGTCTAGCGCGGAGAAATCGTACTCAGGCAGGGCGAAGTCCATATTGGCACCAGCACCGCTTCCCCCGCCACCGCCTCCACCGCCACCGGTGTCCGGTTCCTGCAAGACATTCATCTCGTCGAAACTCGCCAGGGTCTGCTTCAGTTTCTTGGCAGCACCACCGGCAGCTCCCAGGTTGTCAGCAACTCCACCTGAGCTTACCTCAACCTGCGCCATACCAGAATTCAGTGATTTGCCAGGAGATCCCTTGCCACCTGACAGCAGCCCGAAGAGCGTACCAATGGCTGTGATGGCCATCGTAGCCAGCTTGACCAGAGCGTTCAGAACAGGCAGTGCTGCAGAGATCGCAGGTATGAACAACTGCCCGAAGCTGTACTGTAATGTCTTGATGCTGTCTGCGAGGATGCGCATCTGGGCGTTCGGTGCATCTATCGTCCTGGCAAGGAAGCCTTGCATGTTGGCGGTCTGCTCCATGATGGCGCAGTACCTTGCCATGACCTTCTGCTGCTCGGTTAGCTGGGATCCCGTCTGGGCGATACCGTTACGGTATGCTACCTCCCTGATCATGGTGTCGCTGATGTTGATACCGTAGCGCCTGAGCGCCTGGGAGTTGCCTGCTAGACCGGATTGGAAGGCATTTAATGCATCATCGGTAGAGATGTTCCAGAATGCTGCCATATCCTGGCTGAGCATAGCCAGTGACTTTGACATCGTGAATGCTCTGTCAGAGGCTATACCCATCGGTTGCAGCATGTTGTATAGCACGCTGATGAACTGGCGCATCTCAGATCGCGAGATGCCGAGTTTCTGCTTTAGGTCTTCTGTGAACTCTTTCGTGGCAGCCTGCCACTGCCCCATGGTAGCCTGGTAGACCTGATCACCGGCGATGTAGTCGAGCGCTGACTTGATGGAGTCTTTCACGACCTTGAATATCTTCATTATCACGGCTGTGATACCGAGTGCCTTTAGGCCTTTCACGAACTTCTGAAACGCAGCGAGAGCACCGCTCGAAGAGCTCTCTGCCTGTGTCTGCACACCTGCGATGTCCTTCTTGACCTTCTCGACATCTTTGGTCAACTGTTCCTTGTTGGCACTGAAAAGCACCTGTAGTTCATCAATCGTTGTTGCCGGCATAGTTAATCTCACCCCCTAACGTCAGGGTGTTAAGTCTTGCTATTCTTTCCATGTCACTGGCTGTCTGGTCGGTCGCCGTCTCTTCTTTGTGGAGGTAGGGCTTACCTGGATATTTGCTTGGATCGTTGAACGCTACTCTGATGTATGACCCCAGTATGTGATTCAACTGGTCTTGTTGCCTGATATTGATCTCCCGCATCTGTATGAACATCTGCGCATGCTTGGCGTACTGTTTCGGGGTCAGAAGCCAGAAGTAATCGAGTCCCAAACCGATAGCGATGGCATCATCTTCAAGGCTCTCCCAGTACTCGCTGAAGCTTAAGCCTCCCCAAGCTGATCCATCGCCTGCTCGACCTGGGTCGTCATCTCCTCCCTCATCTTCGCCACGTCGATCCCTTTCGGTAAAAAACCATTAGCCTTCAAGGCGTCCATGATGTCTAGCATAAGCTCATAGGTGTCTCTGCCTTCTGCGACATACTCATCTATCAGCTCCAATGCCCTGTCGCCTTTCACGCCGATAGAGCCATCCTCATTGACATGGCTCGCAGCGATCAGCGTCTCAAGCGACTTTATCGAGTTGTCGCCAAGAATATTGACGATGGATTGGTTGTTGATGGTCTTCTCGATGTTCTTGATGATCAACGCGTTGAATTTGAGATTCATGTGTTTCCTCCAGGTTACGGTGTGGACGGCGTGTATACCGGTAGACCACTGATGCGGAGCGTGCCACTGAAGCCGACCATGCCATCAGTCGATGCCTCATCTGTCTTAAATGACTTGACGAATGCCTTGAAATCCCACTTGGCTCCACTAGGGAACTTGACCGTCCATTCTTCAACAGCCGAGTTCTTGATAAGCGTGGTCATCTTGACCACTGTTTGCTCGTCATCTGCCTTCTTGATTATTCCGGTGATAGAGAGCTCACCGGCATCGATATCACCAGGAAGGTATTCTTTAGCCTGGTCAGGACTGTCCAAAGTGGTGATATCCTCCTCGCTGATCTCTATTCCGATCTCTCCGATCGATGTCAGCGAACCGACCACCCAGTCAGTGGTTTCAGTGCCGTTCATCTTCTTTGTCAGCGATGTCCCCATCGCCTTAACGCTTTTTGCTGTGAAAGGCATGTTAGCCTCCTTGTCTAGTTGTGAATCTTGAGTTGATATGCCAGACCGCAGGGTCAGGATTCGGTACATCAGTTGAAAACGCCAGCTTGTATCCAGCAGACCTCATCAGCTGCTCCACGTCACTTAACATCGTGCTAGCGACCTTCGAACCGGCTGCCCAGAAGTCGATGGTGATGCTGATATCCTGATAGGTAATCTGGTTTGACAGATCGAGTGATACTGCATTCTCAGCGACATTGAAAGTGATCGTCGGTAGCGTAGTGAATACATTGTCACTGTTCTGGATCACGCCGCCTGGCAGATACCCGTCCAGTAGTTCGTAGATATCCTGTTTCGGTAGGTACATCTTCAGCCTCCTATCGCTTTATGCAGGAGCTTAGGAGTCTCGTTCTCGATCATCGCCATGATCCTGTCTCGTGTGAGCAGCAGAGCAGGGAGCATGTACGGTCGCGCGACAAACCCCGACGTCGTCACGAATCCTGGCTTGTCTTGGTCTTTGCTCTCAATCGGGAAGACCCATGGTGTCTGACGATATTGCAGGTCGACACCAGGCACAGGATACGGATAGGAACCCTGACCGGTGGTACCAGTACCGAACTCGACGAAAGCTGCGTACTCATTAGCTGTGTAGACCCGTCCGATGATCGTATCCCCCTCTGTCTTGACCTCGGGATGGATGCTGGCTCTGAGTGCTCCATTGCGTACGGGTACCAGCGCCTTAGCCTGAGCCTCGACAGCCAACACCGCTTTGTACATCAGCGGTTCCAGGTCAACCTCGGCGATGTTATCGAGGCGCGAGAACAGGCGATCCATGTTCTTAATCTCTATCTTGACCATACTTGACTCCGATAATCAGGAAATGACTGTCAGACGGCTTGCATTCTGTGACCGAGAAGGTGTCCCCTGCATAGCTGATGATATCGCCTGGTTTCAGACCGTTATAGCCGGTTGTGATAGCGACATCGATGTTGTAGGTTAGCCCGTAGGCTTCCTGTAGTGCCCCGAGAGATGTGTAACGTACATTTCCCATAAAAGTACCCACCGGATCACTCAGAGAGGCTACACGGCCGCCCTCAGCGTCTGTGGTTACTGTCTTCTCGTGGACGGTGACAGCCTGGTCGTAGAAAGCATCCTTAATCGCCTGCTTCATGCTGTTCGGTATCCTCACATGCCCACCACCTTGATCGTCCTAAAGGGTGCCAGCAGTCTGGCGAATCCCCCGAACAGCTCGTCGTCATCTGCTGCTGCCAGGTATCTGACAGCCTCGTGCGAGTAAGAGATCGACTGACCGTTATCGCTCACGCTGCTGATCGCCTTGTCAGGCTCTGTTGCCTCCAGGTTGGTGATGTACTTGAGCAGTACTCCGTTCACCACGTCAGCGATGATGCGCTCGAACCTCTCATCCAGCTTGTCATGCCCCAGATAGAGCAGTGCCCTGTCGATGACAGCTTCGATCGTGTACTCGAGCAGGTCTTGGTCTGATATGGTCTGGTTGATCTTCCCTACATACTCGACTATTCGCTCTATCTGGTCAGTCATGTCTAGCCTTCTTCTTCTTCGACTGTCTCTGCATAAAAGATCATGTCAGGCATCACTGCTTCGCATCCGTAGTCATAGAAGAAGCCTTCAGCTACAGCATTAGACAGCGGGATGGTGCCTTCGGCATCGTACTGGTAGAGCTTCACCGGTAGTGCGACACTCTCGGTCGCCATGACGATGATGTCGATGCCTGCAGGCATATAGACGCTTGAGAAGTAGTTGACTCCGTGCCTGCGGGAGAACTCCTCGATAGTGGTGTCGACATTGACGTTCGGCTTATCATCCAGATCGCTTCTGATCTCCTGGTAGATGTACGGGTTGCAGATGACATTGATCATCGCTCTGGGTACACCTTCGATGAACTTGTTCTTCAGCGTCTCAAGCTGGAGGATGGTTGCATCGATCCTTTCCAATGCATCTCCGGCTGGTGCGACAGCAGTGCCGGCAGCGATCGCTTTTGCGAAGAATGCGGTCTCCAGTTCGCGCTCCATACCGAGTTGCATATTGGTCATCTCACGCTGCATCAGGTTAACGATGCCGATACGGTCGATGTCGGAGCGCTCGAACTCCTTCAGCATCTCACGATGGATACCGATCGGGATCGGCACGGGGAGTATCTTTGCCTTCTCAGCGTTACCAGCGCTCCTGGCGCTGCCGTAAGCCTTACTTGCCGAGTTCTCGATACGGCTGGCTTCTACTGTGCCTGCAGCGAAGTCGCCACTCAGACGGGTGTTCTTGAGCAGGCTAGAGATCGTGTTCTTCTGAACGTTGTCGATTACCTCGCCATAGAGTTCGGCGAGCTTGTATTTGGTGCTTGTTCCACTCTGGAATACGCTTAATGCGTCGATTCTTGCCATTGGTTACTCCTTTAGAATTGGGATGGCATGCCCTTCGCCGGTGGCCTGGTATTGGCTCTGGGGTCTTCAGGGGACGTGCCGGTGAGCTTGGCTGTGACACCGGCTTCGACCGCCCGATTGAACTCCTCTGCCAACCTGGCTACGTTTGCAGACGTGATCGAAGGATCTAAGTCGACCACGAAGTCAACCAGTCCGGACGACATGCCCAGTTCGCTTAACTGTTCTTTGGCTGCAATCGTCTGCTCGCGAAGGGTTATCTCATCCTCGCGTGCTCTGATCAGAGCCTCTTGTTTAGTCCGAGCCTCCCTGTCACGCTCTTCGGCTGTCAGCTGGGCTTGGCGCTCATACTCGGCCAAAGCATCCTTGATCGCCTGCTCGTTCTTCGCTTTCTCCTCAGAGATACGCTTGGACAGCACGGCATCGATCTGGCTTTGAACCTCAGCCTGAGTGAAGGTCTTCTCGGTGCTTTCGGGTGTCTCGGTCTCAGTTGTCTCCTCGACCGATGTGATGGTTTCATCCATTGATGATTCCTTTCTGTCTCGGTTTTGCGCCCCTCGGCGTTAGCGGTTTTGCGCCCCTCGGCGAAAATGCAAAAGACCGCCCCAAAGGACGGTCTGAGTTGCCGAAATGAAAAAGCCACCCGTGGGTGGCTCTTGCTTCACCTATGTTAAAATGGTGCCAACGCCCGTTTGCACCCAATGTGGAGCTCGCGGGCGTTCTTTGTCAGTTAGATGTCTCTGAAACGTTATAAAGGCCTGAAACCAGCATAAACTCTGCACTTTTCACAGGAAGCATATGGCTCCAACCCAGCAGGATGGGTAATGATTATCTCACTATCGCATCGTGGACATGAATAGCTTTTGTAGGGTCGCCTCAGCTTCTCAACTGTGACCTGTTTGATTTCAATGACTGTTATTTCTCTTCTATCATCGACCATAAATCATCTTCCTTGCTTTTCTTGATAATGATAACACATACCCTGCTTCCTGAGCTCTCTCGTAGGCATCAATCATCAAGCTCCTCCTCTCTTCTTCAGTCAATCCTGGCGCTCTTACCGAAGCGGTAGCGCTGGCACGATATTCGTCCCTCCAAAACCCTGGAATGTACTGAGCTTTTGAGCCATGATGCATCAAGTGCCCGTAGTATTCATGTGCAAGCACAGCCCTGGACGTCATAGTATCCCTATTCAGATTTGATGACATGTCTGGAAGAACATCTCCGCGTACATGTATCAAACGAAGTTCCTCGGAATAACCGGTTTGACTTCCTGTATTAAAAGAAAGAATATCTTGTGGAATCCCTATTGATATCGCTTCCTGCTTCAGTCGCTCTATCGCATCGTGATCAAGAGTGGTGTGTGCTGGGGTTCTATAGCCTCCTGCCATTTCACGATCAGTAAACAACCGTGATTCCTTTGTGCTTTTTGTGGTATCCCCAGCAACCAGATTTCTCGCAGCCCACTCCTCATAACTCTGCCATGGCACAACCTCGCTCTCGCCGGTCACAGGGTTACGTACACGTCGTACTGTCGGTGCCCACTCATCTCCCAGGTAGGCGATCACGGTGCTGCGGCAGTTCGGATGCAGTGGTGGCCAATTGACTCCCTGCTCACGCTCGTCAAGCCGGTAGTGTTTGCCATCATGCTCCTGGCAGATGTCACTGGTACGTGCATCCAGTGTCGCCATGAAGGTGTACTGCTCAACACCCATGTCGCGGTAGGCTTGGTACTCCGCCTCGTTGTGGAAATGGTTAGCCTCGGTGCGTATCAACCGATCAGCGTTGCTCTTGCTGACTTTGAAGGTTTCCCTAAGCTCCCTGGACATCCGCTCGTATGAGGCACCGGTCATCGCTCCTCTGGTCAAGATGTCGTCCAGGCGCTCAGCTAGGTGCTCGGTGTTACCCCAGATGCGCTCTGAGTAATCAGCACCACTCCAAGGCTCTCTGAGCAGTCGGTTTATGGTCTGGTTGTCCAGTTGATAGAAGGGTATATCCCCCGTGTAGTCTGCGATCGTCGAAGCATAGCCATGCTTCAGGATCTCCGAGTAGGTCTCAGCATTGATCGCCTGTTCACGCCTGGCAAGCTCTGCCACCCTCGTGTAGAGCTGTGCCTGCAGCTGCTCCAGCCGGTTGATGCGGGAGCGATAGTTCTCCATGACATACTGCTGCATGCCCCGACCTTCAAGCGTGCGCCAGAATCGATCTGTGGCGCTCAGGGACAGCAGGCGTTGCAGCTGCTGGCGGTCTAGACCTGTCTGCGAACTGTAGCCGCTGTAGACCTCCTCGATCATCCGGTCGATGTCTCGGTATGCCTGGTCGTAGGTGCGGAAGAGTCTTGTCAGCTGAGCCTCGGAGTAGCGCTCAGAGGCGTTCACCCTCCTGGCAGCCCTGCGAATCCAGTATGTATCCGTTGGCATTCATCAGGCTCCGGTCTCGTCAGCTGTTGCAATGGTCTCAAAGTCAGGTCGCTCGATTGCCCTGGTCTCGCCTTGCGCTACCTGTATGGTCTCTGAGGCATCATCGACGAAACTCAACTGGCTGACCAGCGTCTCGGTGTCGACTATGCCAAGGAGGTTGTTGATCATCTGGCTGGTCTCGAAATCGTTCTGAGGTAGATTGCGGGTAAAGACCGCAGTCACCTCGGTTATCGGCACCTTCTCCATGCGGGATGCGGTGCAGAGGAAGTTGTTGTAAAGCTCGAAGCGTTTCATCAGCCCGCTTGTGAAGTAGCGCTCTTTGTTGGCAATGTTCTGCTCGAACAGCAGCAGTTTGTATCTGATCGCGACACCTGATGAGTTACCCATGAACTCTCGGTCAGAGAGATTCGGCACCAGGCTGATCTTGTGGATGTCGTCTTCTAGGTTCTTTCTCAGGATATCGGTATCAGCCTCGTTCAAGGTCTTTGTCACATAATGCACATTAGCATCAGCGGGTACCTTGGAGAGCACTTTCTGCCGCCTGAGAGACTCCATCTGCTCTTCACTGAAGTCTACCCCTGCAAAGACTAATATCGCGTCTACAAGCTGCTCCTTATCGTTCACACGGTCACTCTGTAGAGTGTTGTATGCGTCGATCAAGCTGATCACTGGTTCGAAGTCACCCAGGTAGTCAGGATTATTGCGGTGCTCAATCAGCGGCACTCCACCGAAGGCGTGCGGTCTCTCAACACCATCCTGGTAGAGCACGTCGAGGTCTTCTCCCGATATCGTGTATTCGCGGATGACCTTATCGTCACAGTAGATGATGTCGTAGCCGGCTATCTTATCCTCTTCTATGATCGGATCATAAATGATGCCGAACAGAGGGTTATGTTCGAGGGTGGTGTCATAGACCAGGCAGGCATAGCGGTTATCGACCTCGGCGCTGCACGGCTCAGCCTCTTCATTCGCATAGACGTACTCGTACTGCAGACCGAAGATCGCTGCGTCTTTGACTACCTCGCTGTCCAAGTCCGACATGACCTGACGTTTGTATGCGTCAAGCAGTGGCTCAATCCTGCTGCCTTCAGCCACATGGTAGTCGACCGGCGCACCCATCAGATAGCCGTTGTTGACGTCGACGATGTACTTGGCGTGGTTTATCAGCACACGGTTGTTGGATAGACCGTCAGCCTTCTCGCGCCTTGTGATCGCCTGCTGGCCGATGTAGTACTCCTCAAGGAGGTCATAGCGCTCCTTCAGACTGTCGTTGTGGACAATCACGTCCCTGATCACCTGAGCGGTTATCTCGGTACCCTTGCGGAGCGTGTACATTGGCATGGTCTTATCTCCAATAACTTCTTCTCGTGGTGTCAGGAGCCAGCCCTATGTCTGACTTACTGACCACCAGCGGTTTCAGTGTTCCCTTGATGTAGCGATTGAGTCCGTAGCGGATCGCGTCGATCGTATGGTTGTAGGTGTCCACCGGTTCGTTCATGTACTCGCCGGTTCTACGGTCGCGTTTCCAGGTGTAGTTCTCAAGCTCACCGATGACATCGGAACAGCGCTCATCGACGATCAGCTCATGCTGTAGTAGCCACTGGATGCCGTTGATCACGCTGTCCTTGCCCTTGACCGTAGCTTCGATGTTGACACCTAACCGCCTGATCTCTGCGATGCTCTTCGGCTCTGCGCTGTCTGCATATGATTTGTCCTTATGCAGCGCCAAGCCGGTCATTATCTCTGCGATCTCGTCATTCAGCATGCCGCGTTTGACGTAGTCACCTGTGACATAGATCCGCCTGGCAGGCTCGTTGATGCGCCCCCAGACGATCGCTGACGGGTCGTTCACGTACCCGAAGTCGAGGCCTATCCAAAACGGTAGGCCTTCAAGCTCGGCGTCGGTTATCAGGCGTGTCTCATAGTTCGGGAAGACCAGGGTACCCAGCGTCGCGAACTCTCCCAGCGTGTAGATGCGGTAGTAGGCAGGATTGCGGTACTGCAGGGCTTCAAGCTCGGCGACATAGTCATCGCTCAGGAAGCGGTTGTCGCGGTAGGTCGTGTGGATGACCTTCGCATTCTCAGGCAGATAGCCTTCGAAGAAGTAGCCGTAGACCCAGTTCTTTTTGGACACGGGGTTGAACATCAGGTAGAGCTGCGGATACTCGCACTGTGCACGCAGACGCAGATTCAGCTGTGTGAACTCGTCCTCGGTCAGCTCGGTCGCTTCCTCGATGATGATGTCTGTGATGCCTTCGATCGACTTGATCTTCTCCTCATCATCAAGCCCCTTGAACAGGAAGACCGAGCCATTCGGCAGCTCGATCTCGTAATCGCTGCGGTTGATGCGGCAGTAGGCAAGGAAACCGGAAGCACGCAGGTGACTGAGCATCAGCGCCCAGATGGAGTGCTTGATGGTGCGCTGGATCTTGCGGATCACCAACACGTTGCGCTTGGATTTGAGCGCTTTGAGCAGCATCTTCTGGGTCGCTCCGTAGCTCTTGCCGGAGCCAGCTCCTCCCACGTAGGCCTCGATGCGGAAGGTGTAGTCGGTCAGGCTCTCGAACACCCAGTCGTTGAATGCACTGGGGTTAAGCTTCCTGACCATCTTCGATGAACCAATCGGTGTCGACCTCGGCGACGATCAGCTTGTCAGCAGGTCTCTGTCCTATCGTGTCGCGGACGTACTCCTGCGCTCTGACGTTGCCCTTCAGAGCTTCCTGCCAGGCTGCGACAGCCATCGCCATCTGGTTGGTCATCTCGTCTTCGGGGATACCCAGCTTGCGTAGACTCTCAGCGGCTTTACCTGGTTTGACCTGCATTTCCATCAGCATCTGCAGGTTATCGCGGATCAGTTTCTTCTGCCTTCTAGCTGCTCCAGAGGCCTTCCCGCCCTGCACTGCGACAGCTCTTTGCTCACTCTTTGTTCTGGTGTTCTGTGGTCGCAGGTTGTCCTCGTTTGGCATCAACCTCACCCGCCTTGGTCGGGTTCGTCTTTGGGTGCGGGCTTCTTGGCCTTACCCTCCTTGTCGACGATGATCTCGTAGTCCTGACCGAACAGTCTGATGATGATCCTGCCCTGATCGTCTGGTTTGACTCTGATCTGCTCCATGGGTGCTCCTTATGCGGTTTTGGTCGGAAGAAATGCGAAAAGCCGCCATTTGGCGGCCTGTAGAGACACGGATACGAACTTATCAGATTTTAACATATCTTCACCATTTTCACCAAAAATCATAAAATTTCACAAAAATCGCGACTCTGCGACCGCTAAGGCGGTCTCGATCAGCCGCTTCGTCGACGTCCACGACATGTCACGTTCTCTGGCGATCTCACTCACCGTCTTACCGTGCAGGTAGCGCAACTCGAGCATCTCGGCATGCTGTGGTGGCAGGCTATCGAGCAACCTGAAGGCGATCTTCGTGGCATCGTGCATCCGCTCAGCGTCAGCACAGGCGTCGGCGTAGAGCTGGTCGCAGATGTCGATTAGGAGCGTCAGCCGGTCGCTTTCAGCCTTGCTCGATCCGGCGATGACCTCAGCCGAGAGATGCTCAAGGGACGCCCTCATCCGCTGCAGTGTCTCGACCCGTCTCTCGATGTAGCGGATCGAGACACCGGCATCGTGCAGTATGCGCTCAGCCCTCATGCGCTGCGTCTCTGCCATCCCCGCATCAGCGCCTGCCAGTCGGCGATCGGTTGCCCGTTGATCTGCCAGTTGCGAGCGGCGTTGTAGGCTATGAACCTATCGGTGTCGGTAGCGGTCATGCCAATCGACTTCCCATAGCTCCTGACCTCCGCCGCGAAGGGATCCTCCTCCGCCTTCTCGACCCCACAGGCTGAGATGCTCGCACCGGAACGGAGGCAGATGAAGTCACCCCGACGGATTCCGGTCTCACTACCGCAACTCGGGCAGAAGAGCGTGCTCCGCTGGCAAGCCTCGCAGAAGTACAGGTTCGTCGAGGTCGCGACGAAAGGATCGGTGCCTGTCTGGTTGCACCTCCGAAGCGGACTGCTGCCGCACCCAGGGCACTCCCGATCCTCGTAGCGGGCTGAAAGGAAAGCGGCGCTCGATGTCGCCCCGTCCTGCCCAAAGCCAGCCAGGTTGCCAAACCGCTCCATCACGCACCTCCCCTGACGGCTACCGGTAACCGGCACTGTCCGACGAGAGTGTTCGAATCGAGGCAGACCAGACCCTCCTCGACCAGGTCAGCCTTCCCGCCGCAGTGAGGGCAAGTCCGAAGACCTCCTCGAACTCTCAAAACGTCGTCTGCCCCACCTGGTGGGCGCGGCTTGCCCTTCCCGGGTGGGCTCACAGGTTCGGACGCTGCGTCCTCTGCTCCTAGCAAAGTGACGTTATCGGTAAAACGTGACGACGACAATTTAAATTCAGGTGAAGAAGAGTTACGAGTACTAGTATCCCTTTCCTTTTCCCTTTCCTTTTCAGGCGTCGAATGATTATGCGATTCAATCTGAGATTCATTCTCGGAAATATTCTCAGAATCATTCCTGGAATCGTTCTCGGAATCATTCGGCGCTGGAAGTAGCGACGGTTGCGGCTTATCGATGCGCTGATGCTTGTGCCAATTCACGATATATGCGAATCTACCTGCAGAAACGCTGTAAGCTTTTATCATTCCGGTTTTTTCGATTTCCTTCATTGCTCTGGAAATCTGTCCGCTGGACGCTCCTCCAAAGGGGAAAACCTCGCCTAAAATATAGCCAGAAACCCAACGCAGACGGCCTTCATCATCGGCCATTGAAATACAAGAAATGAACAATAGTTTTGCGAAATTGGTCATGCTAGACACCTTTTCGTCAGTCCAGAACGATGGTTTTAGAGTTCTAATGCGTCCCATTGATGCTCTCCTAAAAAGTTTTTCACAGGCTTGAATCGCTGTTTTTACTGTCCCGAATACCGTACATACGCTCTCTGTGCTGCATGATATTGACTGCCAGGAGTAGCACTGTCAGGGCTCCCAACAACGCCAATCCGAATATCAACCACTCGCTCATTCCCACTCCTAAAACTCGATATCCTCAGCGGTCACCTCATAGACCGCGTCGTCGTTCAACATGAAATCGAAGGGGCTTCCAGAGGCTTCTTTCGGCTCATCCGCATCCCTCCAAAACGTCCTGATCTCAGGGCTTAGAGGCATGTAGGGCTTAGCCCGATTTATGACCGTTTTCTTGATCATCGCCTCTGGATCCGTGTCCCAGGCGGACTTCTTATTGAAGCGTTTCGCGGTCTGGTAGGCTTGACTCCTGTCCCTTATCTTCATCACTTCATCGATCGTCATGACCTCCCTGTGGACACCGCCATTGGTGAGTCGCATGACCATATAGGTGGCTATAATATTCTCCGGACTCCTGCTCGCACTGTAGTCAGGCACGTGGATTATCTGCTCCGCGTCGCCCATGATGTGCATGAATTCATCACCCTGATAGACCACTGCAGCAGTGATATCAGCGATCTCCCCAGAGCGCCTGGCAAGCTCTAAAACGCCCTTATATCCGAACTGGAAAGTGGCTTCCTTGCCGTAAGGGATGATGAAGCAGTGCCCAAGTCCATCGACCTTCGAAGGCAGTAATCCGAGTGCTGCACAGGTAAGCGTTGCAGCGACAAGGGAGGCTGAAGAGCACTCCAGAAGCTTCGGATCCTGCGATACCGTGCTAGAGAGCACCTGGAATACTTTCTCCTGTTTTACGTGTTCGGGCAATAGGAATGCGATGCGATCCCAGCGGTCGATTATCAGCTTCTCGTAGGTGTTCCTAGGGTTTAAAGCCTGTATGCTCGCACCTTCAGTGGCTGTCAGCAAATCGGTCATCACTCACCTCCTCCACAGGAAGTTCTCGGCCTCGCATGGAGCCTTATCGACAGGTGTCATACCCAGCTGCATCGCAGGCCAATCAAAGGTGCATATACCCCATTCACAGGATAGTCCCGCATCACCTGCGCAGTCGGGGTAGCGGAAGTACTGGCAGTCCTGACAAACAGCTTGACGGCGTGCTGCCTCCTCTATGCGGTCCTGCCGTAGTTCGGCTTCGTAGATGTTTCTCTCAGTCGGTTCCATTGCTGGCCTCCTTCATCAAGCTGATCAGCATCTCACCGTCAATCCCCATACGCTCGGCAGCCAGCAGGATGATATCGGTATCAGTCACCTCACCGATGATGGGGCACCAATCAGGGATACCATAGCCTGGGATAGTTCTCTCCTTTTCATCGGCAGCACACCACCGGATATCAAGCTTGCCCTTGAAATATTCATATCGCTGCAATTTGCATTCAACACATCTGTCTGGCTTATCCATATCAATCAGTAAGGTCATTTTTATACATCCAATCTGAGTTGTTCGACGGGTACCATCCTGCGTGGATGCTCCCGATTCATTTCCTGTCTCTGTCTGATCGCGGCGACCTTGATCGTGCAGTAAGGTTTGCCTCGATGCAATCTGATGATGTCCTGATTCTCGCCCCAGATGATCCCCAGCATATGCTCGCAGCATTCACCTCTCGGGCTCTCAGCTGACAACCAGCCGTGCTCGAGAGGACAACGGTTGCATAGGTACCGGATGGCATCTTCTGAGTTCGAGTAATACCTGCTTACCTCGATTACCATCATCTGCCTGCTTTCCTGCGGGCTTTGGTTGCCTGCACGATCCTCGCAGTCAACATCACTTCCTCGCTTGCACCGGTCAAGCCAAGGTGGTTCATCGTGCTTCTGAGAGCCCGTGGTACAAGAGTGAGGTTCTCCAAAACGATATTGGTAGCATCACCGTCGATGAAGCTGACTGTCATATCGGCAGGCACGGCTCCATTCGCTTCCTCCCACAAAATACGGTGCACCTGTCTCCAACCATGCCTGGGTGGCTTGGTGAACGCAACCTTGCGCCACAGGTAGCCATCACCACGCCAGACCTCATAGCCGATCGGTCTGATGTTTGTCGAATGGCCTGGCTTGAACAGGGTTTTCCTGCACGCTTCCTGGCTTGCCACCGCCATGAACTCATCCCATGACTTGCCTTTATTGGCAGGCACATGGCCAGCTTCGAACCGACCGGTGCGACCTGTAGTCAGACCATTGTTCTTTATGAAAGCCTTAACCTGGGCAACCGTTATGTCTGGGAAGCGTTCATTGAAAGCCTCTGTGATATCTCTGTGCGAATGTCCAGGTATGAAGAAGCGGAGGAATGCTTTCTCATCTGCTGAGTATCTACGCATCTTCCACCTCCTGCTTGCCCAGGAGTGCTTTTGGGAGCGATAGCTCACCGCCAGAACTCTTCTGGATCCGAAGCGCTGCGAGCACGGTGTTGTTGTTGGCGATCACCTGGGAGGCGAGACCTGTTACAGCTTTGGATCGCTGTATCTCGACTGCGAGAGCATCGCCTGTGAGTGTTTCATCGCTGATCCGCTCAAGCTGTTCATATAACAGGTTGTTCAGATCAACTGGTCGATTCCTGGGCATTCACTCCACCTCCCTGAAACGTATACCGCTATCGTGGATATACGTCTTTTGGTATGCCCTGAACACCTCTGGTTTCTCAGCCTTGAGGCGCTTGGTGTCCAGCTTCTCAGCTTCCTTCCGTAGCCAGGTCATCCGGTATAGACCGGTTGTCAAACCGTAGTTGTCGCCGATAGCAGACTTGATGATATTCGCACTCAATGCCTTCACCGCCTCGGCTTCCCTGATAGCCTCAGCTGCCTCCACATAGTCCAGCACGGCGGTGATAACCTCGTCCGATGTCTCATTGATCACGGTGGTGTCTGGGTCTGGGTAAAGAGTAGCCAGTGCTCTCCCTTCATCCTTAATTCCGACAAGCTTAGGTGACTGGTCAGCCTCGACAAGCGTCCAGAATTGGCTCTCAAGCTCCATCAGTCTTGCGATCTCAGCGTCTATCACCGCATCGCGTTTCAGTTCGAACTCGAAGTAGGTGTTGCCACCGACCAGCACTGCCAGCCAACCGAACGATGCGTCCAGTACCGCCATGTTATGCAGTAGCTGTACGCGGTATTGCATAGGGATTTCTCCAGCCTTATACTGCTTGCGGAATGTGCCATCTGCGGTCTTGACCTCCAGAACGCCTGTGGCGTCTTCTAAGCCCTCCAGTAAGGCATCTGGGGTTGCAGTAGCCCAAGGATAGACAGTCGACCTGTAGGCTCTCTCAGGCTGCCAGACAGCATACTCAGGGTGATGTAGTGCGAACTCACTGATCACCACTGCCTCAAGCCTTGTCCCCCAATAGATGCGCTCATCGGCTGAGAGATCATCGGGTGTCTCCCGTCCGGTTTTCTCAAGCCAAAGCTTGAGTGGTGACTTCCAGGTCGTCTGCCCGATCGCGGCGGCGGCGTCACTTCCGCCGACGCCTGTTGTCCGGTCGTACTTCAGGTCGATGCGCTCGTACGTCATGCTGACCCCCTGACCAGACAGTAGCAGATGCCGAGGATCGTACATATCAGCAGCACTGCCAGAGCGACTCTGCTATACTTTGCGTTGGTTTTGTTGACCCGCTTCCCAGCGGGTCTGCTTTTTGCATAGCGATAATCGACCCTCGGATAGCCGTTCCTCTTCATCTTGTCACCCCCATCATCCAGTACACGATCACCGGTAACACAGCCAGGAACGCCAGCAGTGCGATCTGTGTGATTACCTGCCACGGCTTGTTCCCGTAGTTGATGCCATCGATGATCTCTTCCAATCTTGTCATTTGTTTTCTCCTTTCTCTATCAGTCCGCTTTCCTTATAGATCTCTATCCAGTCAGCCAGTGGCATGGCTACAACCTCCGTATTGGTATCGATCCACCAATAGGTCGCCGGATATAGGGCGACCTCCATCATCGACCTCGCAAGTGCCAGTGCGTCCGGAATCGTGTCCCTGCTGGTTTTAAGTACCGGTTCCATCACGCTCAGATCGAACGCATCCATACCTATGAAGTCACTGGTGAACTGAACCGCGATCCACTCGCCATGATCCCTGCGCCACATCACCACTGGGATCAAACCATCAGGCGCGTCATTCATCGCTTGGAACATGAACCGCGATAAGAACCGATTCGTCCGCTTGCACTCGATGTGGATGCCAGGTAAAGCGCTCTCTATGTCAGCCTCGGTAAGAGCGCCAAGCCACTGGTACCCACGTCGGGAATGCTCGAACCCTAGTTCCCTGAGCTTCGAAGCCAACTCACGCTCGCCCCTTGCGCCTTTCTCACGAGCTGCTTTTCCCATCTAAGAACCTCCCCACATTGGTAAACCCCTTCATCGCCAGTCGCTGACGGATGGTCAGCAACGGTGGTCGCTTTCTCACAACCGCCCTGAACGTGGGCTGCCTGCGTCTGGTAATCACAATGGATCCAGACCGATACGTGCACGGCAGATGTTGATGCACTTCTCAAGATCGTCGAACTCAACGGTTCGACTAATGCCTCCAAGGCTCATATCGATGCGCCGCTCCATATGCTGCTTCAGCCTTGCCCAGACCTGATTGTCGGTCAGCCTGTCGACCAGCAATTGCTCTTCCTCGTAGATATCAAGTGCCATAGAAGCCCCTTTCTCAAAAGAACCGATGAAGCTGATAGCAGGTCAAGCTGGATTTGTTCGAAAGGAGGAAACAGAATCTTTCAGGGAATGGATTCACACCTGATACCAGCCACTTCGGTTCTTCGGTTTTCATTGTTCGTTCGGATACATCTCCGTATGGACTGGTCAGTGGGAGGGTCTAGCCAGTCCATACGGAGACCTATCGCGGTTTGATAGATGTCCGCTCGATATACTCCTCTAGCTCGCGCGCCTTCACCCGCATCCACTTGCCAGACGGGCGGTAGGTGATACGACGACCTTTGATCAGCTCACGCACCTCTTCAGCAGGTATGCCGTAGAAGCGATTAGCCTGGTTGGGAGTGATGTACTCGGGGATCTCCGGATAGACGATCTTCGACATCATCGCTTGACCACCCTCTCGCTCAGGCGCTCGTCTGTGTTGGTGAATAGATAGTCGATTGTTTCATCTGGAAAAAATGCGTCCTTGATTGCGATAACCTCACTGAGCGACAGTCCAACTTTGCCGTTCATCTTCAAGTTAAAGTTGTTAAAGCTCATGCCAAGAAACTCTGCAATCTCCGTTTGAGTAATGCCCGCTCTGGCCATTTCTGCTCTCAAATTTCCAAAAGTCACGAAAGTCCCTTCTCCTGCCAGTCTCTGTATTGGTACCGTGTACCAGTATTGGTACTTACAGATACTATACTGTTTTTGGTAACTGTGCAATACTATTGAGTAAGATTTTTCCAATTTTGGGAATTTAGTTATGAAGCCAGTTTTTGTTTAGGAGTCTTGTGAATAAGCTTGGTGATCGCTTAGGCGAGATAATTGAAGAGCGCTACGGCAGCATTGCGGAGTTTTCTCGAGCGTCAAAGATTCCCAAAACAACAATCTATAACCTAATTAATAGAGACTTTCGTGGCGGCAACATAGATACCGTGGTTCCATTTTGTAAGATGTTGGGTATTGACGTTGATGCCCTAGTTGGAGGCACACTTCGATTTAAGAATGATGATCCTGATTATGTTGACGTACCACTGTTTGGCTCAATAGCAGCGGGTGAACCAATCGAGATGATTACTGTAGACGAGCTGTTCCCTGTTCCGAGAGTACTAATGGAAAAACACCCCAATGCATTCCTGCTGAGGGTTGA